TGCCGGCGTCTCGACATTGTTCGGATCGAGAACGCGGCGACGATATTCGTCATACGCCTGCGCCGCGCGATCCTGCTTCCCTTGATCGAACCGATCCATCAGGCCGGTTTGTCCGAGCCGCATCTTCAGCGTATCGAACGCAAACTTCTGGTCGGGATTGAATTCGCCCATGTTGCCGCGAACGATCGACTGGTTTTTGCCGAGGAGATCCGCCGTGTCGGATGACGACAGCCTTTCGCCGTTCTCGATTATCTCCTGATAGACGTCTTCGCCGTTGTAGATCTTCGCCAGGAGTTGGCGCTTTAGCGGTTCGTCGGACACTTGCGGTTTTTCCGTCGTGAGCGCCTTCAGGACCGCGTTCCCTTGTTCCGACGTCAGCCGTCCGCGCCGCGTGGCATCAACGATTTCCTCGCGCGTCGGAGGCTGAAGCGTCGCGCCGGTTTCCGGATCCTTCGCCCCGGCCGCATAAATCCGCGACATGAAATCGAAGCTTTGCGCTTCCTGCCCTGCCTTCAGAACTTCGTCGGCCTGCTTATCCAGGCGGTCGACCTGCGTATTCATAAACGTGATCCGCGACCGAAGTTCAGCGTCGAGCCCTTCCATTGCCGTGGGGGAAAGCATGTCGATCAACGGAACGTCCTCGCTGAAAGGCTGCGCTTCGAGGGGTTCCGAGGACCACCCTTCTTCAATCGCGGCCTTGAAGCCGGGGTCGATCGATGCGCTTCGCGTATCTGGACCCCATGCCGCGCGGGATCCGCCGCCGACATGGACGCCCCAGGCGTAATGCCCGATCCCGGTAAAGCCGGCCGCCGCCGCGTTTTTCAGAAAGCGCCGATAAAGCGCGGGATCCTCATCCGGACGAACGTCGCGCCCATTCACCGTCAAGACGATATCGCCCGTATGAGCGTGGCCGTCTTTCCCTACATCGTGCCGCGTCGATCCCGTGCGTCGGCCGCCCGAGCCGATCGGATCCTGACCACCGGAAACCAACTTGACGCCGATCCCTTCGCCTGTAGCAGCCGCCGCCGCCGTGACCTTGTTCTTGAAATCAGGAGCAACCGGCTTGCTCCGGATCTTACCGGCCGTCGCATCGACGAAAGGAACGTGTTCGTTCGAAGCCTTGACCTTGAATTTGAAATCGCCGTTCATCAGCCGCATGTAAGCGCCGGCCTTGTCTGGCTGTTCGTCGAACCATGAAAGCGTCGCTTGCGTCATGGTCATGTCTGTGAATTGCTTCTTTGCCTTCGCGACCTCTTCAGGCGAATAGAGAGGCTTTCCCGTCGTCGGATCCTTCGCGCTGTAGATCTGCATGAAATCGTTCTGCACCATAGACAGAGCGTTCATTGCCGCACGCGAGCGTTCGGGGTTTTGGCTGAATAGATCCGCCGAGCGAGCCTTGATCTCTGCCCGAAGCGCCGCTTCGTTCTCGATCAATGCCGCGTCTGCTTGAGAGCGCGTCAGCATATATGCCGTGTCTTTCGCCTGCTCGACGATAGGAAGACCACGGATAAGAGCGCGGTTCTCGAACGCCACGCCAGCCGCCGGATCGACCTTCGCTAGTTCTTGCGCGACGCCCCGGCGATAGTTTCCCCATTCGGCATCCAAGCGGGCTGGATCATTCCAGAACTGTTGAGAAAGTTCGTTCAGCTTGACGATTGATCGCGTGTCCATCGTCGCGGAGAAGGTTTCGAGCGCGGCCTTGTTGAACGACCGGCCTCGAATTGTGCCGTAATTCTGAAGAGTGAAGTCACCCGACGCCCCAGCAAGCGCGCCTTGAGAGGAGGCTTCGGCCGCCGCCGTCGCGTCGAGTTGATCCTGAAACTCATTCGACAGAGAAAAAAGGTTCTGACTGAATTCCTTCAGCGCCCGAGCGTTGCCGGTGGAGTATTGTATTTCGGGGATCTGGCCCGCCCCGATAACCGGAACGGATGGCCCGTCACCCTGAAGGAGCCGACGCGGAACGCCGCGCGCGAGTGCGTTGCTTCCAGCCATGTCTTATCCCCTTGCCGCGCCACGCGAGAACATTGACAGACCGCCTTGTATCGCCCCGAAGACCCCGGCCCGCGCGGCGGCCCGCCCTTCTGCCTTGAGTTGATACGCCCGCCCCCGTCGGGCCGCTGAAGCATAAGCCGCATTGTCCCGAGACATAGAAATGTTTGCTTCGCCCGTTCGAATGGCCTCTTCCTGCGCAGCGGCGATCGAGCCTTCGGCGGTCAGTCCTGACCCGTAACCAGCGACCGTCACCATTGCCAAGTCGCTGTTCAGCTTGCGCAGCGCCGTCAGCGCCTCTTGTCGACCATTGATCTGTTCCTGAACCGCCTTCGTCTCTTCGTCCGCAGCCTGCGCCATCAGCGCGCTTTTCTGCTGATTGCCGGCCGCGATCGAGGCGAGCCCGCCGACAACAGTAGAGAGGCCCGACGCAATCGTGGCGAACGATAGACCGCCGCCCGCCGCAGCCGCCCCGGCAGCGCCCGCCGCCCCCGCAGCACCCGCAGCAGCGGAGCCGCCGCCACCAATGCCCGCAGCCAATACCGTGAATAGTTCCGCCATGTCAGATACTCACCGAATAGGCGACCCCGAGGATCGTCGCCTTTGTTGAAACATCGCTTCCCATCAAGATCTTTCCTTCGTAATCGAACCCGAGCAGACCCTTCACGCGCTTGAAACCAGTATGCGGTTTAACGGGAGTATCGAGAGCGTCGACGCCGAACGATCGAAACGCGACTTCATTCCCGTTTATCACGAGCGCCGTCGTTTCGAACAGGTTGACGTCGACGGACACGATACGACGTTTCCGACCCGCCGACGCTCCATCCTGAAGTTGCACTTCGACAGGAAGTGTCCCGACCACCCACAGCAAGCCGGGAGCAACATCAGGCAAAGGCTCACGGAAGCGCAATCCGGCGGCCATTGTTTCCGTCGCCTCGCGATCGAAGACGATATTGCCGGAAGCGTCCGATGTAGTGATCGGGCGAATGAAGCCGTCAACCTGATACTCAATTTCCATGTTCGGAAGGTGCGCCAGTGTCGCCCCCGAAGCCGGTGCGGCAAGATCGAGATCCGCGACAGCGCAATCAATCGTCAGCCTGGGATCCATGACCTCGATCATCTTGACCTCTTCGCCATCGACCTCGCGAATGATCGAGAAATAGACTTCATCGAGAACGACGGCCACGTCGTCATAGCGGCCGGCGGTTTCCCACAATGCCATTGCGTTGACCTCCTGCGTCCGCAATGTGCAAAAAACAGTCATCGTGCCGTCGCTGTTCGCCATGAATTCATAATCGGCATCTTCAGTTGACGACGATCGACGAAGAGCAAAGCCGACCGGATCCCGCATCAGGTGCGACGCCAACAGCGAAATGTTGTTCGCCTGATAGGCCAGTTCGACGTCAGCAAAGAGGAATTCCCGAAGAGCTTTCCCGCGCCGCTGCACGAAATGCGTCGCGCCGTCGACCTCGAACACGCGAAGCCCTGCCTTCGAGCCGCGCGAGGTAGTGCGACGAAGAACGATGTTTTCAGGCGTGACCGGATCTGTTTCGGAAATCGGAATGTAAAACTCCGCCGCCGTCGAGAAGAATTGCAGGTGACGACCTGCGAAAATGTTGATGAAGGCGGGAACATCGTCGGTGTCCGTCGTTGCCGATATCCCGTAATCGGCCGTGATCCGCTTGCTGTTGAAGTCGGATTGATCGCCCGCGCGCGAAGCCCATACTGTATTCGGGAGGAACTTCGTTCCAGCAACCCACAGTCGCCCGCCGAAGAACACCCCGCAGCGAGGCCAGCCCCGCGTTGCACTCCATACGGGTTCGCCCTGACGAACGCCTTCAGTGCCGACGAAAACCTGAATGCTTGGAACCTGCGCAGTCGAAACAGTCTCGTAGAACATCGATCCCCAGGGCCGATTACCGTCTTCACCCCCGAAGGTTACGGAAAAATTAGCGTCGGCCGTATCGGGACCGCCAGAGAACGCGACCGTTATTCCATTGTCTGAGGTATTCGGGAGGCGACGAAGCGCAACCTGAATGCGAGCCGCGAGCGTCGCAGGATCTGCCGAATATCGAATATTGTCCGTTTTCTCGTCTTCGAGAATTAGCTTGAACGTGTCGCCGCCTACCCAATCGCCTTGTGTCCCAGGGTTCGGGAATTCAATCTGTTGAACCTCGTCTACGCCGTTCGAATACGTCGTGTCTCCGAAGTCGAATGTCGGAACGTTCTTCACCGCATAAAGGCCGATCGTCCAATCGGTATGAGATCCGGCCCGCTTGATCTGGCGCATCTGAAAGTTCTGGTGGAAAACGATCATCGTGTCGCGCGACTGTGTGACCATGATCCCGCTTGATATCAGATCGCCGCCGTCCGTCAGATCAGCCCGAAGATCCGAAGAGGCGTAAGGCGTCGTAACCGTGGCGACCACGACACCTTCGCGGAAGATCGTCACCGCCTTGTGATGGAAGACAAACAAATATGTCTGGTCCGTCGAGAACTGGAATTCGAACATGCGAAGATCCGACAGCCCGCCGCCGTCGACTTCCGGAATGTTCGGCACTGTCCAAACGTACCGCTTCCCCGGCCGCGACCTAACGCCGCCTTGCGGAAGAACGATCACGTTCCGAAGGTATTCCGCGCCGTTGTAGTACGCCTTGACGTCGACCCGAGAGCGAAGAAGCGGATCCTGTTCCCCGGCGACGAAGTTCGTCTTCAGTTCCTTCAGTGGCATTTACCAACCCTCAAACCCAGGGACCACGCCGCCGAAGCGCGCTTCGAGGAGAGCCGTCGACACAATGCCGGGATTGTTCCCCGAGTTCTGCGCGTCGAGCGTCATCGCCTGCCCCATCAATCCGCCGACGCGGTTTTCGCTTGGAGTTCCGAAAGCCTTCGCTTCCCAATGGTCTTTCACGCTTTGCTGATCCGTGACCATCAGCGCCATTTCAGCCGCCACCGCAGCCATGACCAGTTCAGCAAACCACGCGGGCCATTCCGCTTCAGTGCGCCGCGCCTGATACTCGATCCAAGCGCGCGGCAAGTTCGAAACAATCCTGTTCCGCCTTACCTCGAAAGCATTCGTTCCGATCGTATCGTCCGCCGAAGGGAATATTCCGGAAGGCCCGCCGAGGAGATCCGAAGGCATGACAAAGGCGTACTGATATCCGCCGGGAGCTTCTGCCGCCCGCGTCAATTCCTTACGGACCTTCATGCATTCCCAGGCATAGGCCGAGATAATGCCATCGCGAATTTCAGGATAGGAGATCGCCAGCATTTGCGCCGCGTCGCTGGTATCATCGAAGCTGGTAATCGGAGCCGCGCCCAGGTTCATCAGCGCCCGCGAGCAGATTGAAATATCGGTTCGAGCCATGTTCAACCCCTTGAAACGAGAAGGGCGGGCGACGCCCCAAGGAAACGCCGCCCGCCCCGTTTTTCCCTCACAGCAGGGAACCTTATGCGAAAGCATCCAGAGCGGAGATCGTCACCACGCCGGAAGCGACGGCAACCTTCGCCTCGAATGTGGCGTCGCTGGCAATGATGAGTATCGTCCCGACGCGGCCGAGTTCATTCGCCGCCGCGTTGAAATAGCCCGCGCCCTTGACCGTCGCCTTCGCGTCGGACGTTTCATAGAGAGCCCGAACCTTCGTTCCCTTGGAACCGGATCCGGTGGGATCGAGCTTGTTCTTTTCGAGTGCCATTTTCGTTCAACCTTTTCGAACAGTTTCAGAGCGAAGAGATCGGCCCGAAGGCCGGTCCCGTTAAGCTGCTTCCGTGCTTTCGATTTCGACGATACCGTCTGCGTCGATCGCTACGGATCCGCCGAGA